CTGTAGAGGATAATAGCTCTACCTGCGTGTTCAGTTTCTTTACCCAATAATCTAATACTTACACTTTCTAACTTATCTACAAGTTCATTTGCTGTCATTTTCTTTTTCCCTGATTAACTTAAATCTTAATTTTCCGTTTTCATCTATGTATAAAGGATATGGTAAATCTTTTATATCCTTAATTTCAGTAACACATGAATGACCAATTTCTACATCTTGTTTACAAAAACTGCATATCATCTTAAACATTTCTTTCACCTTTCCATATAAATATATCCTTGAGGGAGCGAAACGAAATTGAAAGTGAGGTTTCCCCCAACCCCACAGCATGGGATTGAAGGAAAACTCAACTCGATATCCTGTCGGTCGCTTACTTCATATCAAGTTAATGAACCATTGGTAGTCTAGTTCACACATCGGTGCTTTCTACTCTGTACTACGAGTTCGTTTAAGTGTCACCGAATGATCTCTATTGTTCTCAATCGTTCTCAGACAGAGTAAAGACCACGCTTCCACACCTTGAGCCTAAACAATCTTCTTTGCTCACTATCACGCTAATTTAGGAAGAACGTAAACGTATGTCTTTTTGCCGTTCTACTCAACTTCAAGGGCAACTTTCACACATACTCAGACCGATAGACCTAAATCATCGTGCTAGGTGCGAATAAGAACATAACAAAATGGCATAAATCTATACACGTTAAATTAACGTATATAAAAAACTCAATTTGTTAACAAGAAATTGTTTCAGTTCTTGTTGTTCTTAGTCACACCTAGCAGTTGAAACTATAGATTAAACTATTTCAAAATATTTGGCAAGAGAAAAAAGAAAGAACCCCAAACTTTTTAGGAGTGGGGTTCTGGGGAGGGATCAGGGTGGATCCAAGTCTGCGTTGCACAAACGGAACTGCTAGGAACCTAGAACAACAATTTAGACTTGTACATGGGGTGTACCCACTAAGTATAGACGAAATTTTAAGAAAGTGTCAACATATCGTGTTCAAATAACCAGCCAATGGTATTTCTGTGGGCTTCTTCCCACATTTCTACTCGTTCTTCTTTAGAAAGTCTATTACCTTGATCTAATTCACTATGGCATCGGTAACATAAAGCTGCTACCCTATAATCATGAGCTTTGATTCCACGACCTTTACCATCTCGAAGTTGATTAGAATGAGCAGCAACCACCGTTCCATCCTGTAGGCCACAGTTTTGACAAGGAATAACACGAACCAGTTCAAGAAGTTGTTTGTTTCGGTACATATAGTAATTCTATAGGTAAAAGATTTTCTTGATTTAATTTATAAGATGGATGAGATCCAGATATATATTCAGCTTTGGAAAATAAATCATATTTATCAATCCAGCCAGTTATATGACCAACATTACCATTAATTACAACTTGTATATAGTAATCACATGGCGATTTACGATGATATTCTGTGACGTAAACTGCACCTTTTGGATTACGAGTAGTCTTTACATCTACTGAATAAGCATTGAAATATAAATCTGTTGGATTCTTTTTTTCATTGATTGAAGTATCTACCATAATATTTAAATATTTGGCTACTACAAACTCTCCCATAAAACCATCAATGTCCATGTCATATGGATCTTGTTTGCTGACCTGGCGATCATAATTAAATTGCATAGCGTTTTTTCTGCGAATAGAACCAAATAATTCGCACATTAACATTTCATGACGATTTAATTCTATTTTCATTTCAATTTTTTTTCAATGGCACGAGCAAACTCTACAACTCCTAATACGGCATGGCTTGATCCAAGAGGAACTACCTGTAAATATTGACCAGCCAATTGATTAATCTCATCGTAAGAAAGAGTAGATACTTTCAATCCACCAAAAGTCGGATCGCCTTTCCACCATTCTGGACCAAAAGGTTTTCGATCTTGATTAGCAATAATACTTAAAAGCTCAATTACTTTGTCTTCAAATTCAGTCATTTCCACCACCCAAAAGGAAAAGATCTGTTTAATAAATCAACCTCTTTCCACCATTCATCACTATATTTCATTTCTTTCTCCTTAAAACAACACCAATGGCAATACCAATTAAAAACAAACTTAACCACATAAACTCAATATATTCTGTCATTTTTATCCTTTACCCACAAAATAACCCAACGTATAAAAAATAACTGCTACAACCATTGGGTGTTTTAAACATCTTCCAGATAAATACCAATCAAAAAACTTATTCATCTCTCTCTCGCTTTAATTGGTTTGTTTTTTAATTACTTCAACACCCATTAGTGTTTCTGTATTCATATTCTTTGCTATATCTACAAGTTCTTCAGCAATTTCCAAAGCAATACCTTCACCCCAAATTTTTACAAATGTATGTGTTTCATCTACCTGTATTTCTATATTGGCAGTAATCATTTCTCACTTGCCTTTCTTAGTATTAAATGTGCAAAATCAAGTATGTCTAAATCTTTGTTTCCGTTTGTTTGTTCAAGATAAATATTTAAAATTTCACCATCTGTTAATTCACGCATTGGGTGGGTGTAAAGAGGTTCATAAGTAAAATAATCAGGGTCGTTAGGTGCTCCTGTTGCATCATACCCATCGCCATACTGCCAACTCATTTTCTCTTCCCATTTAAATCTATGGGCTACTGGTTCAGTCATTTCTCACCTGCTTTCTTCAATTGTTGGCACATCAATCCAATCAGTCCACCATTTTTGTGGATAAGGTGAGTCTGGTGGGTCATATTGATACCTATATTGAAGTTTTTTAGATTCAGAATAAGTAAGAGCAGTATTTCCTGTTGAGGGTATGTAATATTTATACCAACGCATTTCCATTTTCATTTTTCACCTTTTAAATATGATTCAATTGCTCTTGCAAATTCAATTGTGTATGATTCATTCATCATTTCAGAATGATTTGGTGGACATAAATCTAATATTTCCTCATCAGTAAGTTCACGCAGCTTATCGTATCTACCAATCAAATAAGACCTTGTATCTAATGTTTCATTCTTTTCTTTGGTTTTTTGAATACCATTCCAATAGCCAGTTGCGTATATAGCAGATTCCCTATCCTCAATCTCTTGACTAAAATCAGATAGTCTTTGTAGTGCTAGTTCTTTTTTCAACTGTCCAATATTTAACTGTAAATTGTTTGCATCAATGATTTGTTTAAGCATTGCTATTTCTTGGGCTTGTTGGCGTAGCATATCAGGTATTTCGTGAATAAGCCTATCATATTCCTCACCCCTAAACATTTTTGTTAATTCGTCTGCTAGTTCATTTGCTGTCATTTCTTTATCCTCATTAAAACACTCTACTAATTCTTGAATAAGTTCTTCCCCAACTTTTGTTAATTTAGGCAAAGGAAAACATTCACGACAACCCCCTAAATAAATGCCATGTTTACATTTGCCGTAATGACTCATTTCTCAGTCGCTTTCTTTAAGATGGCTTGAACCAAATCATAAAATGAATTGAAATCGCCACGATACCATTGACCTTTAAATTCCCCTATTTCCTCATCGCTTAGTTCACGCATTGGGTGGTCATACAATGCAGTATAGTTAGGATGTTTTAACGCAGCAGAACCACAAAGTGTAGTAAACTCAGGTTTATCAAACCCATCCATTTTAACCATCATAGCAACAGGCTTTTGTTGAAAGAATGGTTTAGTGTAAAGAAACTCTCCTTTCTCTCTTGTTTGCCAATCGCTCCCTGAGTCTGAGTCAATGTATTTGTAACCATAACCATCAAAGTCATAACGCATTGCCACTGGTTCGTTCATTTCTCACTCGCTTTCTTTAGTAGTAATTTTGAGTATTCATACACACTTTCAAAAAGTTCATCTTCAGAAGTTCTGCGTAATACCAACATAAAAGCAACTGACAATTCTCGTATTGTTGCATCACTTAGTTCACGCAAGTCATGCTTTTGTATCAACTGATACTTTAAATCTTGTATGGCTACACGCAATTCAGCCAACTCTTTCATTTGTTCGTCTGTCATTTCACCACCCATATTCCTTTCTGTCTGCATTGTGCAATAACTTCTTTAGGTACATCAATCGCCATAGGATAAGTAGCCATACGGCAGTCATACACTGCTTCCTTACGAGCAAGTTCGGTAAAGAAAATAATCCAACCACAAAGGCTAACCGATACCAATAAAGCAAATGTTTTCATTTTTTTCCTCTTGATTGCAATTTTCGTTCACTTAATTTTTTTAAACATGTTGCACACTTCCATCTTCTTACACTTTTGTTTGCCGTATCTACTAACATTCCACCTTCTACTGGCTGATAGGTTACACAGGAAGAACAATATCTTCGCTCATTCATGCTTTCTTCTCCTCTTAATTGGGGGAAGACCAGCAGATACATGATTCTTTGCTTCCATTAATGCATCTGCCAGCTCCCAGATGTCTACAGGATCAATATCTTTTGGATCTAGCCTAGACAATAATCCATTAGTAATCATTATGGCAAAGAGTATCTTGGTATGCTCTTGATCTTGTTCACTCATTTTGTCTTACTTTCATCATTGCATCTGCAATTACATACGCCATTCTTGATAAAGCAGCTTCATTTGGTTCTTTATTAAATTCTGCAACATCAAAAATGGATTGATTTATAGTTGGGTTAATTATCAATGCTGGTGCTATTTGACCAGCAAAGTAATCTCTTAAATCCATGCCTTGTTGACCACCAACAAACAATCCATCTTTATTTGTAGTAATCCCATTTGGAAACGCTTTCATTAGTGCACCTGTTTGATTAATTGTTTTAAACGCCTATGAGCATTCGCATAAGACCTTCTAAACGCATAAACGGCTTTCTCTTCTTCAATTCCCATCTCAACGGCCATCGTAGCCAAGACCATCGATACACCAGCTAGAATCACGCTGGCTTCTTGCTCGGCTTTGGGTGCTAGTAAGTTGAAGATCTCTAATGCAATAATCCTTGATGGATCAGTTTCTTTCTTTTTATCTTCTTCTAACACCTTATTAATAAATTCTTTATTATCCATTTTGAGTTCCTAATCTCATGTTTTCTGCATCAATGATGTCTTGCACTATGGCACTCTTCGTAGATTGTGGATGGTATTGCACACCAAATACTCTACGCTGCATAAACTCTTTCTGTTCTTCATCAATATACTCACGATGAACATTTACTTGTTTTTGCAAATTACTAATCAAAGTAATGCCAATATCGTTAAAGGTATCCTCTTTGCCATGTTCTTTCTTGATTAAATTAAACGCCTGGACAATAGAAAATCCTTCGATGTTTTTGTATTTCTTATCCACATATTTAATAGATCGTTCAACATCTTTGACACGCACCATCGTAGGATCAAGCGACACAATCAAATACAATAAACGCAAAATGATCCATTCCTCTTTCTTAATCTTGCTCATTGGGTGTGGCTTAATATTCATTTGACCTCCAACTCTTTGATACGATCTGATAAAACAACGCCCAAGTCTTTACCTTTGATGGCAATCATCTGAGCTTCCTCACAGTCATAAATAACTTTGGCTGCATCTCTAATGCCTTTGTTATAGCCTGTCCTAAATACATCCGTTCCATCTACCAACATACCAATTGCATCACGAATTAATGCAGAAGCTTGACGATCTTTTGCAAACTCTTTTAACTTAGTATGATGTTCAATCGGCAGGTAAACAGAGTACGGTACTAATTTTTTTGTATCCATGCTTGGTACTCTCTATAAAGTTTGTCTAACAATATCTGTGCTTCTCGGTTAGTCTTTAACTCTGACCTTGATTCAAGATTCAAATAGTTGCGAATATACTCAACTGCTTCTTCGCCACTCTCATCAAAAATCTGTTCCTGGTCATACAGATACTTCCAAAAAATAGGATCTCGCCCAAGCAAGCCAGCAATACGAACAGCACGATCACCAGCAAACTCTTCAGCTTTATTCATTGGCTGCTCATTGCCATCTAGCCTGACTAGGACACATTGATATCTTGCCCCAACATAGTCACGCATCAAGTCTTCTGGAATCATATCTGGATGGAGAGACAATGTTAAAACGTAGCCAGTCTTATCTTGTTTGAGAGCAACTTTAACGGCTTCGAATTGTAAGGTTTTCAATTCTGCTCTCCAAGTATCTAATAATCTTGTCTTTGTCTTGAATCTTTTCCCAACGATCCACACAAATCTTGGCAAGATCTTCATTTTCATTACGCAACACTTGCATTTGATTCTCTTGTTTTTTCGCCAGTTCTTCCCAATCCACTTTTTTTTCTTCAATCATCATTTTTTCTACGGCTTCATTAAATGTTTCTTGATTGATTGGAACATGTATAGCCATTTGTTTTAAAAGATCAATAGCCATATTTGCTTTATTATTTTTAATCTTTCTTGGTCTACCTCTGCGTTTTTCAGTCATGATTACTCCCATGGGTTATTGTTAGCAGGTTTTTCATATGGCTCAGATAATGTCATTGACAAATACTTAAGCCCTTTTGAAGATTCTTTTTTCCATGCTGCTAAAGAAATCTTCACTAAATTTCCTTTTGACTTATCCATCATCTCAATTAGAAATGTTTTATCTAAATACACATCACCCTTCATATCAGGATGACTGTCTGATTTCTTCGTGTTAGGAAACAGACTGCCTGTCTGTGGTTTATTTTCATATGCCATTACTTCTTCTCCTTCAGCTTTTCTCTCATTAACGTAAATTTACCCATCATTCCTGCAAAGAATTCAGGATCCTTAGCTTTGACCGTATCAAATAGAACTTTGTTCTTTCTAAATATGGCCATCACATCTGCCTCCTTCTCACATAAATCCAATAACATATGAGAAGCTTGTTGAACCAACCCTAACCAGTCTTTAATATCTCCCTCTGGTGGTGGATCAATAATGATTTGAAACTCACCTTTATCGCCCTCAATCTTGCTGACCATCTTAGGTTCTGTTCTAGGAACAGCTTTCAAAGTTACTTTTTCTTCGCCAACTTGGAACTGTAAATGTTTGTTTTCAGTAGGTTTTTCTGTCACCTTTGCATTGTTAAGGTGAGAATCATTGGGATTCATCGTGGCATCAATTGGATCATGCTCAGAAATAGCCATTGCAGTTACATACAAATAACGTCTTTGATATGTTTCTACTGCTCCAATATTCTGCACTTCATGACAACCCTTTAACTGGGCAGAACCCATCGGTGAAGTAAACAACGCAAACGATCCATCTTCTGTATCAAAGATGTTCATATAAGCCATATCTTTGTCAAAGTAAATGACATCACAAAGCCCTACTTCTTCGAATATTGCTTGAACATATGGCAAGAAATCGCCAAGCTCAAAGTATTGATATCCAGCAAACTTGTTATGACCTGACTTTTTAAGCTCTAACTTTCTTAACATATTTCTAGCTTTAATCAGCTTTTGGTAAACCATTTGCTTCTCCTTTAATAAATTCATAAATGCGTTTTGCTTCATTTAATACAACATATAAATCGCCAGGGCATAAACTTTCAAAGTTCAGTTCCTTTGCTATTTTCATAGCCTCTAATCTAAGTTGTTCGTCATCCATTTAATTGCTCCTTATAAACTTGATATTGATTGCACCATGTAGATACTGGGCAATATGGTCATTTTCTTCTCTCCAATATGGGTAAATTTGCTTCTGTTGTCAAAGTTCAGTTTTCCCTCTTTGCGATTCAAGCCAGTCCAAAACTTCTTGTAAGAACCAAACTTTTATAGTTGCTGATAAGGCTAAAGGTGCTGGGAATTTCCCTTGTGCAACCCATAAATTTATGCAGCTCTTCGATAAAGTTGTTAGTTGAGAAAGCTCATTAATTCTTATCAACTGTCCCTTTGCTTTTTGTATAGCCTCTAATTTAAATTCTTCATCAAACATTTTGTTGCTCCTTATAAGATTGATATTGATTGCACCATTGGTTAACAGCACAATATGATTCACAGCGAGTTCTTTCGCCTTTACGCTCTACGATTTCATACTTATCACCTAACTCAGTACATGCAGCAATCGCTTGTTCTGCCGTTTCATATAGGGAATGAGCACGTTTACCACCAATCTTTGTGACTGCCCATACTGCTGGCTTTTCCCACATCTCTTCAGGTGTGCATTCAGGTAATTCTGTTTCTGTTTCCATCGCAAAGTCACAAGCACTATGTAGTCCAATCCGTGCCCTAATAAACTCTTCACGCTCTTCCATTGACCATAGAACCACAGGAATATCTTTAACAGGTGCTTCAGGATAACCAGCCTTCTGTTCAGCCTCTCTTGCTTTCCAGTCACGCAAAATAGCCGTAATACCAAGATCAACCACAGGAATCTTTTTAACCTTCTCTACTAGCCAGGCATAACAGTTCAATTGATATTCCCATTCAGCTTTTTCATTCATGACCGACCAAACTCCTGTAGTCTTATAGTCACGAATGCTAATACCTCGATTACTAACAATCTGTAAATCAATTGCTCCTGAGATATTCCATCCTTCAATTTCTGAATGGATACGCTGCTCAATAATGTGATTCTCAGCCTTGCCATCCTCAAGAATCGAATGCATCGCCTTACCAAAGAGTGGCCAAATCATCTCAGATACATCTTGCTCAAGCAAACTATCGTACTTCTTGGTCATGGCAACGACCTTTGGACTGTTAATTAACTGTGTTACTGACAGATGAGCCTTACCTTTGGTGTAAGGATCACGCTTGAGAACATTAACAAAGGTCTCAGGAAGATTAAATTTATTCGTGATCTTCATGAATAACCTCATCAAGCTTTAAGTTAAATGTCTTTATCTGTTCTTCAGTCAATGGTTTGATACCTAACTCTTCATCCATTGCTTTGAAAACAGCCCTGAGTATTTCATTTTGTACTGGTGTAAATTCCATATCTTCTCCTAGCGAAAGATAAATTTATAAAACACAATGCCAAACAAAATAACAACAGCAAACTTGTAAACTAAATCATCAAGCTTCTCTTGTCTTCTTGCTTTAGGGCAAATGAGCATGGTTTGTAAAAACAACATATCTGGATCATCGATAGGCATTCTGATACCTTCTTCTTGGTAACGTAAGCCAATCTTTAAACCAGTCTTCGTGGTGTAAGGGACATTCATTTTGATTTTCCTAGCAGTTAATCAGTCTATAGTTTGCATGATATAATGAATCATGTCAATAGATTGTACCCATTTAATTACATCTACTATGAAAATAATTTATCTGCCCTGGCCACCAAAAGAATTATCCCCCAACGCTAACCTTCATTGGGCTAAGAAAGCCAAATACAAGAAAGCGTATAGGCATACTTGCTGGGTGTTAACGCTGGAATCTAAGGTTAAAGTATCAACCGATGGGAAAATCCCTATTACGGTGACGTTTTACCCACCTGATAAACGCCATAGAGACGCAGATAATATGGTAGCCAGCATTAAAGCTGGGTTAGATGGTGTAGCTGATGGATTAAAGATTAACGACAAACAGTTCTTACCTACCTTTGTATTCTCAGAAGAAGTCAAAGGTATGGTTACAATAGAGATTACTCATACTTCCTAAGAGAATCATTAAGCCGTTTCATGATTGCTTGCTTTTGTCGTTCAATACGTTCAATACGTTCTCTTGGCAATCCTCTATCAATGAATTCTTTTTTCTGTTTGTTAAGTTCATTGATTTGAGTTTCTACATTTAAAACTCTTTCTGCTTGTCTTGCTTCAGGATTGTCGGCATAGTATTGAGCAACGCTTTCGTGATGCTTTCTTCTTCCTTCAATCTCATCTTTATATTCGTTCATGCGAGTAATGTTGTTGTAAAAACGAGACGTTTCGGCAACAGCAGATTGTGTATCTCCATAAAAACGACCAGCTAAAGGTACACGATATGGTGGTACTTCCTCGCCAGTAGCTTGAGCATGAGCATACTCAACGCCTTTTTTAATTTCACGACCTAAACCACCAGTTACTTGCCCAGCCAAATAGTCTATATCGTCACCAGTTGGGCTAAGGAATCCCTTGCTATACTTACCACCTCCTGATGCCAAGTTCAAGTAATACGCAAGGTTTTGACTTATCTTGCTAGAGGATTCTCTTGAACGCATATAACCTGGCGTAGGATGAGTTGGGTAATCTTGTTTAGATATTGGTCTGCCAAATGCATCTTTGTTTTCAGCAATCGCAACAAACGGATCAAGTACAGTTGGAGCAAGCGTTTGAATCGGTGTACTAGCACCTAAAGGATTTACTGAATCTAATACAGCACTTGCAAAATAACCAAGTTTCTTTCCACCATGTTTAAATCCACCTAAAGCATATTCACTTGCCAAACGACCAGCATTAGGGAAGATACTAAATCCAAGAGGATATGGGATACCAAAGTATTTTCCATTAGGTAAGGGAACAATAAAGTTCTTTTCTCGGACAAACTCTGGTGGTTCATCATCTCTGTAGCCAGCTGCTGCCATCATGACTGCCTGTAAAGCACCAGTCAAAATACCACCAGCCATAATCTTTTTACCTGCTGGACCATTTAATGTTTCAGCAATACGAGCTGTACCTTGCACAGAAGCGTTAAAGAATGCATATAAGGCACCAATATTGGCAGAAAGCTGACCCTTCTTATCAAAGTTGACTGTAATATTTTTGGCAAGAATCGCAGCCTTTTGTTTGGATAAACCTGCCCCACCTTCACTCTTTGGCTTCATCGCTTGTGTAAAGGCAGACACACGCACAGCATTTTCCATCATGTCGTTGAAGTCTGTCAGCATACCAGTTACAAAGCTAAATGCTTTTTTAGTATTGCCTTCTTTAAGTTTATCTAACTCTTTATCAATTAAAGTCTGTGTTTCTTTTCTGCGAGTCAATGATTCACGATAACCAGTCTGGCCACCTGCTTCTCTGTATTCTCTAAACGCTTGTGCAAATTTGTTATCTTTGTAACGATCATTACCTTGCTCATCCAAATGACCAATACCAGCTCGTTCATTACGCAGAACCTCAATAATTCCTTTCATGGCTGGCATTACATTAGAAAGAACTTTTGCTTTTTGATTAGCAAGAGGAGTTGAAGTTAAATTAAGACTAGCTCCACCCAAGTCACGCACTAAGTTCACAGCACCGAAAATAGGATTGTATTGTGTATTGACATTAGCAAACCAGCGAGTTCCTTTACCAATCACACCAAGAGCTTGGCTAAGGTTATCTACGTCTACATTTTTCAATGCATGAACCATTCTTAAAGCTGTAGGATCATCTTTGTTAAAAAAGACATATCTATCCTTGCCGTTAATCTTTACAGGCAATACATTGTCTTTAAATCGATCTAAGACGTTTGCTCTTAAACGAACACTTTGTTCTGTATCGCTAGTTGGTAATCCAGTTACTGGATCATAAATTCTTTGTTTTACTAACTGACGAGACTTAGGTTCTTGAATTAAGTTATCAGCCACATCATGAGCTTCTTCAGGACTAAAGCCTAACTCAACCAACTCTTTTAGGAATGCATCTTTATTCTTAATTGCATCTGGATTAACTGGCATCCAAATATGTGGGTTAGGATTCTGCAAAGCTAAACCATAAACTGATTTACCAACATTTGTCTTCTCTGCACGAATTAATGCACGCTCACGCTGGGCAATAATGTTACTTAAAATATCACCAACTTTCTTCTCAGATCCCATGGCAGCTTTAGAGAACTTACCACTTACTCCAAAGCCACGACTTGTTCCTGCCTTACCCATGCCATGAGTAGCAATATCTTCTTCCTCACGATTAAGTGGAACGTAATGTTCATACATATCGTTCCAACCCTGAACCGTTTCTTTACTTTCAGCCCCTGATTCAGCCAAAATATCCTGAGTCTTTTTAATCATGTCATCAAAGTGTTTAGCTCCTTTTTCAAGGGCTTCTCTCTTTTCAGGCGTAAGATTTTCTAAGTAACGTCTTGCATCAGCCGTATGAATGCCTGAAGCACGATCTTGTAATTCCCACTCTTCTGTTCTAGGCTTACCAGTCACAGGATCGTTCTTATTGCGTTCGTTCATTACATTGTTACGCTCTTCAGCATGACGATTATGTAAATATTCTCTAACTTCTTCAGGAGTTAGATTCAATTTGTGAATCTCTTTGATGGCTGGCATCAACTCATCTAGTAAGTATTGCTTAATACCATCAGCTGTTCTGCCATGGAAAAGCTGTTCTTTATCATAGACATTAAATCGATCTTCAATCTCACCAACTTGCTTTTCAATGGCCTGTTGAATGCGTTTAGTATCAATATGTTTATCTTGCAACTTGTAAATTAAGTTATTAACCATCTCATCAGTAATGCCAAATGGTCGCTTAACATGGTCTTCAGATAACTGGAATGCTGGCTCTACTTCTTTGTTGCGATAATTTCTTGGCTCTATTTTTGATGCTGTTTCACTAGGAGTTTCTTTCATTGAGACACCAATACCATGAAGCATTTGGCGAACATCTTGTGCAGATTCATCAAAAAATTTATCAGCCACACCAGCTAACTTATCCAACGCAGTTTGGTACTTAGGTTCGATACCAATTAACTTTCTAAATGCAATAGCAAGTTTACTTAATGCATTTGTATTACCCATCCTAATCGAATGCAGGAAATCTTGAAATGGTTTTTCTGTTAAACCATAAGTAAACAATTCTTCATAAGAATGATCGCCATAATTAAATTTGCCTCCTGGACCATAAGAGTCAATATCCATATAAACTTTTTTAAAGTTTGCCAAGTTTGGATCTCTTAAGTTAGCTGGCTTCAGCATCTCTTCTTTAACTTTTTTCTCTACAGCTTGACGAATGCTTAACAAATCTCTATAAAGTTGTTTGTCCCCTTTAAATTTTTGTCTCTTCATGAAATGAAGTTGCAGCGTACTTATGGAGTGCAACAATTCATGCATGATAGTTACATAATCAGTACCAGTAAAAGAATCAGCCCTACCTTTACCATCAAGTCCGTTGTACTTAACATCAAAATACTCTAACTTTCTTGTTCGAGTATTAAGTACTGGTCGTTGCGTACCATAAGCATTTTTATTTCTTTTATCTCCTTGAAGAATAGTTACCTTAGTTGGAATTCCTTCAGCTGAATATCCTTTAATTTTGTTAAGGATTCTTTCTGCAATATGTTTTGCAGCATCATTTGGAGCATTATCAACTAACCATTGACTGATTTGCTCTCCAGTTGTCATGTTTTTTACTTCATCATGAATTTCATTTAATGATTTAGCAATATCAAATTCTCTAGTTTCTGTTTTAGGAACTGGAGTTTTGGGAGTTTTAGCTTCTTGAGGCTTATAAGAAACTACTTGATCATGGCTAAATACTCTTCTTAATAACTTAGCATTATCACCAACAGGATCCATCTTAATAACTAATGAGTCATGACCTAAACTAGTAACGTAATCTTTAAGACGTTGAGATTCTGCTCTAAATTGTGGTTCTGGAACGCTGAAAGGATTAGGATATTGCCAATCTACTTCAGGGTGTTTAACCAATGCCTTCCATTCGGCATCATCTCGAATCACCAATGGATTATCAAATGAAACAGTATGCTTTGTTACATCGCCATAGTTCTTAGCATCAATACCAGTTGGTGCATAGTATTGTCCTTCTCCAGCAACAGGTACTTGAACGTCTGAATAAATTTTTGATTTGTCTTCACCACGACCTTGATACATTTCAAGCGTTGCTGGTTTACCAGTTTCTACCTCATCCCATTTAGGATCAGGTTTAGTAATCTTTTCTGGTTCAGCAACAGGTTCGCCTTTTGTTTCAACAGGAGGCTTAACTTCTTCAGGCTTTGCCTCTTCAGGCTTAACTTCTTCAGGCTTTGCCTCTTCAGGCTTAACTTCCTCTGGTTTTACCTCTTCAGCTTTAGGCTCTTCAGGTTTTTCTTCTGGCTTGACTTCTTCTGGTTTTACTTCAGGTTTAGGTTCTTCAGGTTTAACAAGTTCAGGTTTTATCTCTTCAGGTTTTGCCTCAACTATTGGCTCTATCTTAGGAACACCTGGCTTTACTTCACCTGTATGTATTTCTCCAGTATTTGCATTAATTATCTGGCCATCTTCATTAAGAGTAACAGGCTCAGATTTACCTGTTTTTGGATCATCATAATGTCCAATAATTTCGCCATATTTACCTCGTCTAGGAGCTTCATTTTCTTCTGCTTTTGGTTTTACTTCACCAGGTTTTTTACCAGGATAAAATTCTACATTACCTGCAATGGACTCAGTAACTGGTGCACCATTGATTGAACTTACCAATTTACCTTCTTCATTCAAAATAATAGGATGAATAATTCCTGAATTTGGATCTATGTAATTACCTATAATATTTGGAGGTTCTTTTTCAGGAGTCTTTACTTCAGGCTTAACTTCTTCTGCCTTAACTTCTGGTTTAACCTCTTCCTGTTTAATAGGTTTAATCTCTTCCTGTTGAATAGGTTTAATTTCTTTACCTTCAAGCTCATCTTGCATTGCTTGAGTATCATGAGAACCTTGTTTGGGTTCATAAGGTTCAATCGTAACCGTGCCTTTTGGTTCTTCTTTAGGCTCTAATGTTGGTTCAACTTTTGATGGTTCTTCTGCTTTTTTACCAGTAATTGCTTCTTTAGCACTAAGACCTACACGTTCACCAACGCCTGATAATTTTTTTCCAAGCCTTGTTTCTTTTTGACCTAGTAATCCAAGTGCTGCTTGAGTGGCAATTCGCTGAGGATCCATTGGTCCTTCACCAATTGCTTCAAAACCAGCTTCCATACCACCACCAATACCAGCACCAGTTAATGCATTAGTTGCTGCCTGAATTTTTTCGCCCCTGAGTTCTTTAGCAGCAGCCTCAGTTAAACCTTTGCCACTCTTAAGTAATGACAAGGATGGTCGCATACCAAGTAAAGAAGGTGCAAACTCTGCCAGTTCTGTGGCAACTGGATGTTCTTTGGCTTCTTTGGCAGCAGTCTCTTCATCAAGACCAAGCATCTTAGCAGTCTCAGGAAATTGCTGAAGTAATTTTTCTTGAGCCATCGCAGTAGCAGAAGAAGCTCCTACGGCTCCTGCAAGACCTAAAGGGATAGAACCAAGACCACCACCACCAATAACCCCTAATCCAGCTCCAACAAAACCAGCAGCCGTTGGTAATGCAGATTTTAATAATGAATGAGCAACGGCAGCACCAGTACTTGTCTCTGGTTGCAAAGGCATTACGCCAAATTTTTGACGTATTGCATCTTGGGTAGCTTCGTTTGCTTTGGTGAAGTTGGTATCTAAAGCAGAATACTTATTAAAAATAGCCTGTTTGGTTGCTTCATTTGCATTTACATAATTTGGATCGTTTAAGATCTCCATCAAATTAGGCATGATAAATCCTTACTTTTTGGGATTTAATAAAGGATTATTTACATCTACAGAATTATTTTTAGAGCCAAACAAATTACTGAAGAAATTACCATCGTTTTTGTTAGTTACTTCTGGTGGTACAACAAACGGTGGTGGAGCAACATATGGTCGAGTGACTTTATAAAAGTCATAATAACCTTGTTTAATTTTATTAATTTGATCATCATAAGCTTGATACTGTGGAGTGCCTGGCTCATATCCAGACTTATCACGTTGCTTAATTAATGCAGGAATATTGTCATCGGCTTGAATTGCCATCGTAGCTTTGTAAAGTAGTTTATCTTCTAAAGATGGTTGATTTGCACCAGCAGCGGCACGTTGAGCATTTGCCATAGCCTTAGTTGCTTCAGCTTGAGCCATCATTGCTTTGTGATTCAATATACCACCCAATACTTGTGCAGATGATTGACCAAGAGCATCTCTACGAGCTTGATCTTGTTTAGCAGCTTCAAGCGTTCCTTGTTGGATAGAGCGTTTAGCAGCATTAATATCAGCAAGACTCTTCTGCATACCAGATTCAGCACCTAGAGCCGATGTTCCAACGCTACTTAATAAATTTCCAAATGTGCCACCTGTACGATCACCAGCACCACTCATCATGCCAATACCTGTACGGAATGCAAACTCAGGAAGAACCATTGCTCGTTGTTGTGCAATATCAGCCTTTTGTTCTTCTGCTAATGGTTTATAAGCTTCAGTTACCGTACCTTTACCAGACTGTACATCACTTAATACGTTCGTTAAATAATTTCTAAATAATGCAGCATCTTGATCAATATCACTCATTAATTTTTCTTTATCTGGTGCAGTCGTTGATCCGCCAAGAGCTAACGCTAATATTCCACCTTCAGCCATCTTGGTCATATCACCAGTACCAATAGCAGCAATTCCTGAACGATTCTCAGGAGCCATCGCCATTTGTTGTGGAGAAGGCAAAGTACTCGTAGGCATTGGATTTGGCAACGGTTGAGACATGATTTTGCCAGCCTCTGGGTTACTATGCATATAACCATGCATCTGATCTAAACCTTGAGCATACATCTTCGCCATTGGACTTGAAGATGGGCTTTGCTGAACTTGCTGAAGTTGCTGATCACTCATCATTGTCATTGGCACAGCACCACCAGTAGCCATTGATGTGATCTTACCACCACGCTTAGATCCTTTTGTTGCTGTGTTATACATACCTAAACCACCAAGACCAGCTAATCCTAATCCACCTAACTGGGATACGGTACTTGGAGGAGCTTGATACATTGTCGTTGAAGTCTGCTGTGTAGGAAGACCACGCAACATCGCATTCATAACACCTAACTGCATAAACGGATATTGTTGTGCAGTCGCATAGTTTTGAACAGCTTGATTGATAATATTCTGTTGAGCTTGAGTCTGTTGAGCACCTAATTGATTCTGCAAGTTGGCAATGTTTTCTGTTGCACCCAATTGCATATTACCAATATTAGCTAAGTTTGTGCCTGCTGTGCCAGCTTGTCCGTATCCTGCTTGTTGAGCACCAACGCCAGCAAGACCTGCTTGAGCACCTTGCATACCTAAATTAGCTGCTTGACCTGCACCCTGCAAGCCCATGCCATAACCTTGCATTGCTTGAGAACCAGCTTGCCCAGCTCCTTGTAGTCCCATACCAAGACCTTGAAGTGCTTGAGACGCTGCTTGACCATATCCAGACAATGCTTGTTGATTACCTTGTAATGCCATATTGCCAGCTTGATTAGCACCTTGTAATCCCATTCCATAACCAGATAGAGCCTGTTGATTACCAGCTAAAGCAGCAGCATTGGCTGCATTCATTTGTTGCTGTGCATTATTAAATGCTGTGTTATATCCTTGACCAATTGCTTGCTGGGCAGCTAAATCACCACCCTGTTGCACTAAAGCATTTTGTAATGCTTGGCGAGAACCACCAAAAGCACCAGAACGAGTTGCGGCAGCTTGTTCGCCAGCACTTTGTATTCCTGTTTGTTGTCCCAATAATTGGAGCTGAGGATTTAAACTAGCCTGAATATATGGGTTCATGTAAGACTGAACCGCATTAGGATCAGTAGACATCTGCCCTAATTGTTGACCAATATTGGCACCTTGCTGTCCTTGCATAGCACCCATACCGCCATACATAGATGACTGACCAGCAAATTGATTGCCTAGATTTGCACCTTGTTGTCCAGCACCAGCAGATAGTCCAGCATATTGTTGACCTGTCTGAGCACCTTGACCACCATACATATTGGATAAATTGGCAGCTTGCTGTCCAGCCTGTGAACCTAAACCACCGTACATATTAGATAAGTTTGCACCTTGCTGACCTGCCCTGTTAGCCATGCCACCATACATACCAGCTTGACCAACTGTATTTAATGCACCTTGCCCAGCTGTGCCAGCTAAATTACTTGCTTGATTAAATTGGTCTGGTGTTTGTAAATTGGCAACAGTAGATTGTGCCTGTTGTTGCATTGGACTAAATGCAGCAAAATAATCAGATGGATTAGTACTATATGGTTGATATGCTTTAAATGAAGTCATATCAGGATTGAATATCTGTGCCTGTGTAGCATTGAGCATATTCGAGGCGTAAGGAGCCAGATAATCAGGAATCTGAGTATTATTTACATTTTGCTGAACTGGAGCTGGAGAAGAACTACCACCCATACTAATCCTTTAACATTTTCGTAAACACTTTATCTGTTTGCTTATAACCTAAATATTCCAACAATCTTGAATTATCCAAATGAATCTTGGTATGAACAATCACTCGATCTACTTTACAATGCTTTAACACTTGTTCGGCATATTGAAATAGTTTAATCCCAACACGACCTTTGCGAAACTCTTTTTTAACAAAATACACATCTTCTATCGCTGTAATACATGACTTATAGTGTAAATGTGGACTAATCATAAAAATAATATAACCAATCAACTCACCATCATTCCTACAAGAAACACAACGCAACATGCCTAATTCTGCATACTTTCGATAGGCATCATAATCAGGATCCCAATCAAAGTCTTTTGTTACACACAACTCATCATAATGCTCTGGAAGAAGCTGTTCAAGCTCTTCTACTAATTTTATAGGATCGCAGTCTGCATAAACTATCATGCTGGTAAATGCTTATACGCCTTTGTATCCGCTGCAATATCTTTTGCTTTCCTTCTTGCTTCTTTAATTCTATCCATCATGGCATACAATCTTTTAGCTCCAGCATCTGTACTGCCATTACCCAACTCAGAAACAATCCTTGCTGGAATCACAAACTCACCATCAGCCAAACGAGCTGGTTGTTTACCACCAATGACCGCAGGAATACCATCACTCACTCCATCACCAGGACCTTTGAGCAATCTTCCTCCATCAGAATAATCTCCTAAATGGCTTTGTAATCCACCTTCTTTGGCAGTATTGACTACTGGACTATTTTTTTGAATATCTTTTTGTGCTGCTTCAGCCGCCAACTGATCTTGCGATAATGTTTGAATATTAGAACCAAGAGGAGAAACAGCTCCAAGACCTGATTTGGTTGGTGCTAAATGAGCTAATTTTTGAAGCTTTAATAAATTAGTCATGGCTGCATTATAAGCATCAAGATTCTTTGTATCAGGATCTACATCAACATAAGTACTATCTCGTTCAGGCGTTGCCTGTAATACAGGGCGTTTAGAAATCATTGCTAAACCTTGTTGAACATCGCTACCATCAGCTCCAGAATATTTCATAACACCACCACGCTTGGCTGTAGCCATGCTGTAAGGATTTTTTACATAGTTATCATATTGAGCTTGATAATAGGGTTGTGGCTGTGCTGGGAACTGTCCTTGAAAATTTGGTGATATTGGCTTAATGTTAAATGGATTAGTCTGGCCAGATGTTTGAACTGGTAAACTTGGCTGATTAAATGCACCTAAAGCACTTAAAGCTGTTCCACCTAACATGGCAACAGAACCTGGATTAGCTTTTGCAAAATTTAAAGCATTGGTTCCAGAGCTAAATGTATTACTTAATCCAGCACCCATGTTAGATAAACTGGTGGCAGAACCAGCACCACCAACAGCATTCATAGCACCAGCACTACGCACAATATCAGATGGATCAACATTTGGATTTTGAAAAGCTTGACCTAATGCTGTTCTTTGAGCATCGGTTAAGTTTTGCATATTATTAACTTGATCAATCGCTGAATTAAGACTTCCTGATGACTGTGCTGCCATATCTGCTGGAATGCTTGAATTTAATCCAGCATTTACAGTTGCTTGTGTATTAGCAAATTCTGCTGCTGCTTGATCACCACCTTGTTGAGCTGCTGCCTCTAATCCAGCCGAACCTAAGCCTTCAGCTAAACTAGCACCACCCCAAGCTCCAAGTCCAGCCATAAGCCCTTCTTTTAAACTACCAGTAAGAGCAAAATCTCCAGCACCAACAATTGCAGCTGCAAGTGGAGCACCTACTCCAGTAGCCATTAAAGCAGCACCAGCCACCATAGGAAGAGCAGCACTTAAAAAACCAGCTTCAGGAAGACCAGTATGAGGATTAATACTAAGTGAACCACCGTGTTGATTTGCCAATTTTTGTAGGGCTTGAAGCTCCCCAGTAGTCATATGGACTAAGTGGGTATCGTCTCCACGACCATGCTGCTCTAAGTGTTTGGCAATTAACGGTAGACTCATACACGACCTATTGAGTTATTTGGAATAATTTTATCATAATTAAACCGCTGTGCCAGCATAATTTACCCATTTTTGACCATTCCAATAAATAGGATATCCAAGAGTTTGATCAAAATACTGCTGACCTATTTGCAAATTAGCCAAAGGTCGCTGTCCTTTTAATCCATAATCTGGCGTTGCAGTTGCCTGAGTGTAATTATTTAACTGATTAAAATATAAACGCAATTGGCTTAATACTTGATTGTCATGTCCAGCATCATAAGTCGCTGGAGCAACAGGTAAGTTGGGAGGCGTTGGTGCTAAAGGAGTGCCATTATATTTTTGAATATTTGCCATTATCTTATACTCCTTATTATATCACCATTTGAACAGATTGTAAACCTAGCGTCTGCCATCAGGTCTAATATCAAAACGAGGAGTTCCTAATTGCCATGCAACTCCATTTTGACCTGTTGATTTAATAATAAATGACATCTGCCTACCTCTTAATCGAGTAAATACTTCAGCTGTAAATTGTTGAATTGTATATTCAGGAATATTGGTATAGTTTTGTAAACTGGTTACAGCAGGATTAGCCGCTACTCCATAAGCTGATCCAGAACTATTTCTTGGCAAAATTTGAATAGTTAAAGATGGATTATTGGTTGTAGAACCGTTAAAGTTCACATCTGGGAACATTCTCCAAACAAATCCAAAATGTTGTCCTGCATCATCTGGACTTACTTCAAAATCAGAAGATTGAATATATGATGTTATAGGTTGCGGAGTTCCTGTAGAAACATCATCACAGCCATTTTCATGGTAAAGCAATCTGCCGTTATAGTCAGCAGCAATAGGGAATTGATTAATACCAGTTTGAAACCATGCAGAACGTGCCATTGTTCCATAGGCCCAAGTATTTTCTACATAATTGTAAATAACATATTTATCAATAACAGAATTGGGTTGAGTATTAGAACCATTGTTTCCATCAATAGAAACATAGAACCACCATACTTCATTAAATCCTTCATTAGATCCTACAAAAACTTGAAAGTTTTGGTTTTGATTAATATTATCAAATATGTATTGTTTTAAATCACAAGGCAAGGTTTGAACAGTACCGTTATACATGTAAAAACGATCACGACCCATCCAATACGTTACATTATTAATCGTAATCATACAGTTAGGACTCATAATCGATATATTATCCATTAAGAGCTGGAATCCCCATACATAAGGAGTGCCAATATATTGCATTGAATATAAAGCTGAATCAGTCCAAACTAAAATCTCTTGACGAGTTGACCTTGCTCCAACAATATAAGATCCATTTCCTAATGCGTATTCACCAGATTGATTGGTTATTTCTGGAATCCATTGATATACATTTCCTTGATCTGACCATCTTACCAATAAAGGATTAAATGAAGTATTAGGTGATCCAGGACTATAAGGATTAGCACCAAAACAAATTAAAAACTCTTGCACTTCAGAAGAAAGAACCTGATAAGTTGAATTGGGTACAAATGCACCAGCATAAGTAATTGTATAACTACCACTCGAAGGAGCCGTTGTTGTGTTACTAATTGTTCCAACACCAGTTACATTATTCATGGCTACGATATAAGTGTTTGCTGGAATACCTGTTCCAGAAATATACATATATGGATATATATAAGGTGCATTTGCTGATGTTACCGTAATGTTAGTCGATCCAGAACTAAATGTTACTGAATCAAGTAATAGAGTTGTTTGATTAGCCAATGACTGTAAAGATACACCACGGCTTGATACCCCATTGGAATTTTGCCAATAATAAATAGGACCACCACGAGGAGAAAAAACAAGATCCGCTCCAAAGTTATCGTTTGACCATAACCTTAATTGTGTTCCTGATGATGCACTACCTGATGAAGATGCTTGTCCCCATCCTATGGCAGATGGTGTTGATGTAGAAGATGTGGCTGGAATAAATACTGTAACTGCTCCACCACCTGTTGCTGAAGTTACCGCATTAGGAGACCAAGCAGCCGTTACATTTATAGTATATGTATTTGCTCCTGTTACTGTTACTGCATATGACTGCTGTAAGATACCTTTAGGTATTCCACCAACAGAGGAAGCTACACTTAAAAAAGATACTGAATTACCTGTTGTTAAGCCATGTGCTGTTTGCGTAACTGAAACAACATAACTACTTGCAGTTGTAGTAAAAGGATTGGTTAAATTAACTGTAGAAAAACCTGTAGTTCCACTCCAAGATCCTGCTCCCCATCCAGTACCTGTTGTATAAGTACTTAATCCACTTGGATATAAATAATTAACAGTAACGGTTGCACTTGCGGATGATGGTGCACTTGTTGCAGTAATTGTATAAGTTGTAGAAGTAGGCGTTGATGTAACAAGGTAATTACCAAAGAAAGTATATCCTCCTACCGTATAAGAAATAGAAAAATTAATGTAATCCCCTACATTCGGACTATATGAATTGTCTGTTAAAGTAACAGTAGTTGTTCCATTGGTTGTAATAGTAACCGATGTATCTGTTTGAATAATCGGTGTAATATCATTGTAGATACCACCAAAATACAAATAATAACTTGTGCTGGTTCCTACACCAATATAGTTATTACTAATGCCTGTTGTTGCACTTGACCACACCCATAACGATCTTGCTATTCCATTGAATGTGTTTGAATTAACTTGTGTCCAGCCACCAATTTTTTCAGGTAGCCCAGCACGAAATCGAACTTTGTCACCATCATACCAACCACCAGAGTTGGAATAATTTGTGCCTTCTCGATACAAGCCAGGCTTTAAAGTTAATTTGCGTAAAGGCATAGGGTTTATACCAGTATCTTTAGTACTTTAGTAATATTTAATGTTCGCTCTGCTAATCCCAACAAACCACCATTAATACGTTGCGTCATGGTTTTATAATCATCAGCATCAGCACACATATTGAGCGTTCTTTTATTCCAAAACCAGCCAGCAGATAAACAAGCGTATTCTGGCTGTAACAGTAAATCAGGATTATTAATTGCATCAACTCCTGTAGCATCGGTAAATGCTTTATAAGAATCACGACCAGTAAGTTGGACCAAACCCCTTCCTCTGTACTTAAAACCATCGCCATCTTCTAAATTACCCATACGGCCACCATAAATCTTATTGGCAATCTTTTCTGGTGTGTCAAATGGTAAGGCTGATTCTACAGTAGGAAAGCGACTTGGAAAAACAGCATGTAAACGATCAGGTTTGTAATGAAGATTTTCTTCAACAATTTTAAAGTTACCTGACTCATGCATACATTGACCAATGAATGATGCTTGTCTTTTAGGTGTATTAATTTGATATTTTTCAAATACATCTAGTAATGGCTGTAACCATTTTTCATCAATACCAATTGCTTTTAACTGGTCATTTGTCATCATTTTCACCTATTTTAATTCCTATAATCAAGCCAATAAATCCACCAATAACGGTTTGAAATGCTGGTCCAATAATGTCAAACACCTTCGTATCATCCACAGCTGGATCAATGATGGCATAAATAAACATAATGATAAATGCAGCAATAACACCCACTAAAGCATAAGTGGAAATTACTAATATATGATCTTTTGTGTTCATTTTGATGCTACTCCTTGTACTTTTTCAAATGTTCTTAAACCACCCATGCCAAGCATTCCCATCATGAGTTGCCATAAATTATCATCAAGACCTGGCAATAGAGGTACATTGACTCCAAAAGCAGGTAATATTCCAGTTGCAAGCGGCTTTCCTAAATATTGGTAAGCTAAAGCCAGGGCACATACCCAACCAATTGCTGGTCTCCATCCAGAGACAAATAGACTAGAACTAGCAGCTTCTACTTTGTTAATATCAGTTTGAGCTGTCATCGTGGCAAGATCGCCAGACTGTTGTAGTTTTAGGAGTTCTAACTTGGCGTTAGCGGCTTGAGCTGGATCTGGAAAGATTCTAGTGATTAGAGTATTACCAAGGTCTAAGGCTGCTGAAATTGGATCTAGTGCCATATTAATCCTTTAAAAGAATAATTAACATCATACAAATTAATGCCATCATTGTCCACCATTTGAATAACTCATCATCCACGGACTATATCTTTCTTGGTTCGTACTAATACCTTATGTTCTTTATCAAATTTTGGTTTTGGTACTTGTATTTTTTCTAGTTCTTTAATCTCAAAATGTAAATAAATAACATAAGACCAAATAGCTAATTCAACTAAAAATACCGCAAACCAATACTTAACCCAGCTCATACAAGATTAAAATAAAACAACAAACAAGTAATTATAAAAGCAGCAAACCAACAATAAAACTGCACACGTCTTACATCTTCTAATTTATGACCGTAATACTTCTTACTTTCTTGATGCTCTTTTTCTACTACTTGTTTTAATTCTAATACTTTTGACCATTCTTTAACACCATACTTGGCTTTGAATTCTCGTTCGGCTTGATTCTCCGCCTCAATAATTGCACTCTGATTTTGATACTCTTGGATAGCTCGATATATCATCGAATTTTCCATTGCTTCTTCGTAAATCTTATGTTTCTTTCGTGCTTCTAATTCCTGTAAAGCGACCTCTGTTCCATCACGTTGAATATTTTCAATGCTTTTAGTGAGCTTCTTTCCAGCCTCTCTACTTTGTTCAAGGCTCTCAGCTAAAGACTTTGCTCCTTCGGCAATAGGGTTTATGTCTGGCATTCACTATTTTTACGCTGTCCTGTTCCACATATAAACTACAATATATGGCTGTAAGTTTGCATTTGTTCCACTAGACCCTTGTGATGCAGTTGTTCCACTAAAAGTATGTGTATGACCGCTATCTGAAATTGTTGCCTGTGCAGGAGCAATACTACCATATCCTGCATACGAACTAAATGGTCCAGAAACAGTTCCGTTATTGCCATATACACCTGCATTTTGTGATATATTTGCATTTCCTGTATTTGTAGTTCCAGAAAATGTATGGGTGTGTGAAACAATAATAGCATCAGCACTACCACCTGTAGCACCAGCAATAAATGAACTACCATCTTGTCCAATCATTACTCTACCAGCACCAAATGCTACCCATGTTCCAAAACCAAACAAGGTATTAGGGTTTGTACTAACTGTAGATGTATATATAGAACCTACAGGATATAGTATTTGCATAGCAGCTTGAACAAAAGCTGTTGTTGCTATTTTGGTTGAATTATCAGTTGATGACTGCGTAGTTGCTGTTACATTGCTTGCTATTGTTCCACCTGATACTACATTAGTTGCATTAGTGGCGTTTGTAGCGTTAGTTGCAGATGTTGCAGATGTTGCTGTTGCAGCATTTCCACCAATGGAAAGACTTGCCGCTGTTCCTGTAAGTCCAGTTCCTGGTCCTGAAAATTGACTTGATGCCGTTATCGTTGTGCCACCAAGTGTTGTAAATGTTCCTGCCGCAGCTGTAGACCCACCGATAGTTGTGCCGTTAATATTTCCGCCTGTAATCGCTACACTATTGGCGTTTTGCTGAGACATGGTTCCTAAAGAACCTGTTATGTTATTAACAAAAGCAGTCGTTGCTATTTTTGTAGAATTGTCTCCTGGGGATGGCGTAGGTGCTGTTGATGTTCCATTTAATGTTGTGGTTCCTGTAACACTTAAAGTTCCACCTACTGACATATTTCCTGTATCTGTTTCACCAGCAGCTGTTAATGTACCAACTACTTTAAAATCTCCAGGAACGCCATTTAAAAGAGAATATACGCCAACTCCACTACCGCTTTGATTAGTTCCATCTAAATAAACTTGAGCTGTCATTCCTCCTGGAATTACCAATGTTGTAGATCCGCCAGATGCAGACATAGTAATTGGATAAGATCCTTGATTTACTATTGCATACACTTTATTGGCTGAACCACCTGGGCAAGTAATTGTACAAGCTGAAGTTCCTCCTTGAAATACAAGAACTGCATTTCTAGCGTCATCTAATGCACCGTTAATATTTGTTAATGTATAAGTGGTTAATCCTGAAATATTAATAGCCTGTACACCAGTAATGGCTTGCTCAAGCAAAGTACCAAGATTTGCATTGGTTACATTACCCCATGTGCCAGCTAAATCACCAGCTCCAATGATGGTGAGTTTTAATGAGGTTGAATACGATTCTGCCATAATGTTTCCTTATTGTGTATTGTTAATTAATACCCAGTTTGTTGTTTGATTATTACTTATTCCTGCCCAGCTTGGTGTATTTTGATCTAGTATTGGATTAGGCACAATACCTGAAAAACTCAAATATCCTGCAAACGGTGCACCTCCAAAAGTACAAGTAGCAAACCCACCTATTTCATTAATTATTTGATTTCTATAATTCCAACTTGCATTTTCTGTATTGTTAATCGTAGCCCAATTTGGAATGTTGACATCAATAATTGGATTTGGTACAACTTTTGAAAAATTTAAATCCCCTGCAAATGGCGTACCAGCAAATGTACTTGTTGCAAATCCGCCAATCTCATTAATTATTTGATTCCTAAAACCCCAATTAGCTGTTTCACTATCATCAATTCTAATCCAACCTGATGTAATTTGCGAGTCTAAAATAGTAAAGGCTTCAACAATACTATCAAGGAAATTAGACTGCTGGGTACTAGAATCGACTACTGTTATCGCTTCAGCAATTATTTCTACAAACTGGGCGGTTATACTTTGTGAATTATTTAATGTAGTCGGCTCAACTATACTCTCCACAAACCCAGCAATAATTGTTTCAACTTCAGCGATTGTTGTTGCTTCAGTTAAGCTTTCTATAAAAGATGATGTCTGTGTACTAAAGTCAGCAATACCAAAGTTTTCATTTAAACTTTCTAAGAATTGAGCGGTGATTGTTGGCGTATCTAGTACCGTTGTGTTTTCGGCTATGCTTAGTGGAAACTGAGCTGTTATTGTTTCAGTTTCAGTTATTGTGGCGTTTTCAGTAATTGAATCTAATAGGTTAGCCTGTACCACATAAGATGGGTTTTCCAAGAATCCAATACTATTAAAATTACCTGCAAACGGACTACCTGCTATAGCAAACGCAGAAATACTTGGCTGTTGCGTTATGGTGTAGGGTGTTTGCCCCCATGCTTCTACAATAGTCGCACTAAACTGGGCGGATATAGACTCTGACTCTGCACTAGTAATTGGTTCAGTAACATTAAATTGGAACTGAATACTTGCCGCTTCTGTATCTGCAAGAGTAATGTTTTCTGTCTGTGATTCTAAGAATGCGGATGACTGTGTATTAGAATCGGCTAAACCTGAGTTTTCTGTATCGCTTACGCTAAACTGAGCATTGATACTTGGCGTATCTGCTAGGTTTATGTTTTCTGTATCACTTACGGAAAACTGAGCGGTAATTGTTTCCGTCTCAGCACTTGTAATGTTTTCGGTTTGTGATTCTAGAAATGCGGAAGTCTGTGTGCTTGAGTCATTAGATGTTAGGGTTTCTACTATGCCTTCAAAGAAGTTATCCTGCTCACTTTGTACATCAAATATCTGAGTTATTGTTTCTGTAACGCTTGCTACATATTGTGCGTTAAAGACTTGAGAATCGGCAACTCCAACATCTTCTGTTGTTGCTACAACAAATGCCACCCCAATTGCAGCAAATGAAACCTTAGCAAAAGGGGTGATCCCAAACATATTAGTTTGTTACTTCAGGTTTTGTCTCTAAAGATTTTTTGAGCATTTCCATAAAAGCGTTTTTACCCACGTTTAACTGATCAAGGTTAAACTGAGCGGAACTTATTTTACGGTCTAAGTCGATGCAATGGTTAAATAGCATCTGTTGCTCATTTGTTAAATCTTCGTAGACATACTCTACATTATCAATCGTAATGGGGGTCTTTTTATCTTGTCCCATGTGATTCTCCTATAAATTGCCATCAAAAAGGGCTGATGGCTTACCCTAAAATTAAGCTGACCAAGGTAAAGGTTGTGAACTTGGACTTACAGGTGGTGTAATCATAGAAGCAATTTGACCATCAATGTTTGCATAGTAATTTGCTTGATTATCAGTTGCAGCATTAATCCATCCCAAAACTTCAGCTTGAGTTAATTCATTGTAAGGTATGTAATTCTGTTCATTTTGCTCAGGTGTAAAAGTAATGTTTCCACCAATTTCTGCTGTATGTGTGCCATCTGTACCTGATACTATAAAAATAACATTTACAACATAACCTGTTGGGTTAGGTACTGTAAACATCTGATTGATTGTGGTTGTGTAAGTTGTCATTTAATTCTCCTATTAAAGTGATGCTATTACAAAAGCTAAAAGTTCTTCATATCTAACACCAAGTTTAGTTACCTCTACCGCATTTGGTGATGATGCTGTGTAATGTGCATCGTTTTCATCTGTAGCACTTCCATTAACTTCATACCAAGTATCAGAACAAAAAATACCATATTTATTTGCATCTAATCCATTATCAGTAAATGCTTTTTGAACATCTTGAGCAATAACCCCAATATGGATTCTTGCACCATCGCCTTTTTCTTTTACAGCATCATTAAATTTAAATGATTTAATTAAACTTTTTATTGCTTTTGCAGTAGCTAATTCAGCAGTTGTTAAGTCTGCGATTTGTTGTTTTTCAGTTGCATCAGATGTGTTAATTAATGCTGTTGTTGCATAAACTGTAGTCCATCTTCTAGTTGAGTATCCTAATGATGTTGTATTATCTGCAAATGGATAAAAAGCGGCTACACCACCATCAATAGTCACATAAGAAGTAGTGCCAACACCTAAAGTTAAAATAGCACCTGTACTTGCTTGACCATAAATCTTTGCCGTAACATTTATATTTCCACTTCCATCACTATACAATCTAGGTTGACCAATGCCATCAGCTAACACGATATAGTTACTTGCTGTACGGATATCTAAACCACCTTGGTTTCCGTTGAAGTTACCAAGAATAGTATTAGAAGAACCTGTAGTTATGTAATAACCAGCTGGATAATAACCTGATTGCCCACTTCCAATAAAAGTGTTTCCAGTTCCAGTAGTTACGCTGTAACCACACTCTTCACCAATAAAAGTATTACCTTGAGCAGTTGAGCTATAGCCAGCACGACTTCCAATGAAAACACAATTAGCTGCGGTTGTGTTTGAATACCCTGCCTGATAACCTACTGCTGTGTTATTGGATGCTGTGGTGTTTGAAGATAAAGCACCTGTACCAACTGCCACATTATATGACCCAGTAGTGTTGTAGTACATCGCACCAATGATGCCTGTAGTGGCATCCCAACTACCAATAGCTGTATTTGAATTACCTGTTGTGTTTGAAAATAAAGTAGTAGAGCCAAAAGAAGTTACTCCGTTTCCTGTAGTATTTGAATAAGCGGCTTGGTATCCTACTGCGGTGTTTCGTGCGGCAGTTGTATTTGAATAAAGAGCATTTGCTCCCATTGCCACATTGTTTATACCTGTTGTGTTGCTATATAAAGCACCAAGTCCTACAGCAATTAATTGTGCTCCAGTTGTGTTTGTATATGCCGCTTGGTAACCCATTGCAACATTGTTTGATGCTGTTGTGCTATTGGCTAGTGCTTGATGACCAAAAGATGCGTTATAAGAGCCTGTTGTGTTTTTAGCTAATGCACCGTTACCAAAAGCATTGTTATACGCACCTGTTGTATTAAATTGCAGAGCCGCACCAAGTACGCTATCACTTGAACCAACAGCATTGTTATATGATGCAGTTGTGTTGCTGTATAAAGCATTTTGTCCAACAGCAGAGTTTAAACTACCTGTTGTATTTGCATTTAATGAACCTAAACCTAAAGCAGTATTACTACTTCCTGTTGTATTTGCATATAAAGATTGATAACCTACTGCTGTGTTATATGATGCTGTGTTGCTATATAAAGCAGAATTTCCAACTGCCACAGAGTATGCACCTGATGTCATTGATGTAAGAGCTTGATAACCAATAGCTGTATTTAAACCACCTGATGAATTAGCAGAATATAAAGCTTTATAACCAATAGCAATATCTTGTCCACCACCACCTGTATATAGTGCTTGATTACCAATAGCTACTTGATTTGAATAACCCCCAATATACATTGCTTGATAACCAAGTAAAGCATTACCAGAACCTGTCGTATTCGAATATCCAGCTTGATATCCTACTGCAGTATTATTGGAGGCTGAAGTGTTTGAGTAAAGTGCCGACATACCAAGTGCTACGTTGTTGATACCCGTACTATTGGTATACAACGCATTATCACCCATAGCGATGTTTTGATATCCAGTTGTGGTGGAAAACATTGCTTGATAACCAACTGCACTGTTGTTTGTACCAGTTGTTTGGTTGTACAAAGCACGGAAGCCAAACGCTTGACCACCACCTGTGGTGTTGGTGTACATGGCTTGATATCCAACAATTGTATTGTTTCCTGTTGAGGTTGTACTATATCCAGCTTGGTATCCTACTGCTATGTTGCCTGATGCTGTATTATTAGTATAAAGTGATTGATATCCAACAGCTACGTTATTAGAACCTGATTGGTTACTTGCTAAAGAACTTAACCCTATTGCAATATTGTAAGAACCTGTTGCAGATGAGCCACCATTTGCATACGCTTGTGAACCTAAAGCTACGTTTGCAGTTCCTGATGTATTGTAATAACCAGCTGACCAACCAATAAATGTGTTGTTTGCGGCTGTATTTTGATATCCAGCTTGGTAACCTGCTGCGGTATTATTTGAGGATGTAGTATTAGAGTAAAGAGATTGCATACCCAAAGCCACGTTACTTATACCATTTGTATTTGAATACAATGATTGCTGGCCTAAAGCAGTATTGTTATAACCACCAGCACCAGCCGAGCCATAAATAGCTTGATAACCGATAGCAGTATTTCCTGCAGTTTGATAATAAGCAGACTGAAAACCTAAAGCTACTAATCCATTACTTGTTGAAATTGTGTAACCTGATTGATACCCAACCGCTGTATTGCTCGATGCTGTTGTATTGTTTTGTAATGCACTTTGTCCAATACCTGTGTTATATAAACCTGTTGTATTTTGATTTAATGCCGCTGCACCAAAAGCAGCTATTTGACCTGTTGTATTTGCAAAACCAGCACTCCATCCTACTGCTGTACTATACGATTGAGTAGTATTGCTATACAAAGCCTGATAACCCATTGCCGTATTGTAATTAGCTGTAGTGCTTAATTGTAAAGCACCAACACCTATAGCAGTATTAGAACCACCTGTAGTATTTGTTGTTAAAGCATTTAAACCAAATGCAGAATTATATTGTCCTGATGAATTTGATGCTAATGCTCCACTACCAACAGCCGAACTACCACTAACACTACCACCACCTAATCCAACAGTAAGACCATGAATAGATGCGTCAAATGTAGTTGTTAAGGTTGTGCCATTAAATGTTAAATTAGCACTATCTTGTAATAATCCACTTGTGCCAGCATAGGTTACTCGACCACTTGTTAAAGCTGAATCAGTAATAGAAGTAAATGTTGCTGTTCCTAAAGATGGTTGTACGTTTCCTGATGCGTCTAAATAAACCGCCTTCTCGCTAGGATAAGTTACAAATACGTTCTGTGTACCTGAAGCAAAGTTAACAGTAGAGCCAGCATTAGATGACGATAAGACCGTTGTACGAGTTAATGTATTTCCTGCGGAAGCGTAAGTGCCCAGACCCACCTCCCAGTTCGCACCAGACTGGTCAGCAATTGTGTAGTAACAAGTATTACCATTACCTATCGCAGCAGAAAAAGTTTGATAGCCTGTTACCGCACCTAATAGCGTAACCGCTCCTGTACCTGGTGCTGCTGCTGTTTCTAAAACACGGTCTTTTAATGTCAACGCCATATGACGCTCCTAAAAATCTGTTTAAAATCAAGAAGTTGCGGTAGTACTGTAACTTACAGAAACAGTATCACCTGCCGTAACTGCTTTAGCAACTGCAAAATTACCTTCTGAATATAGTGTACCAGCCGTTGAACTTTGTGTACTAACAGCTCCTGTTCCTGTTACCAAGAAACATCCATAAACTGTTCCGCCACCACCAGTAATTGTATAAGTAATCGCTGTTGCTGAAGATGTTGTCACGTTAGATGGTGTTGAGCCTGTAGATGTAGACGCACCAAATACTGCTGTTCCACGAACTGCTGAACCACCAACTGTGTAATTAACAAACTCTGTCCATGTATGTGAAGCCATCGTATCGGTAGCAGCAAATGTTGTACTGTTACCAATCAAGCCAAGAAACGGTCCAACTGTCGTATATGTTCCTGATGTTCTTAATAAAGTATCCAACATCAACTGTTTACCTACGGCTACGACTAAGTTAGGAAACTCTTCTGTCCACTTTAAGTTACCGTTTGCATCACGGCACTCAACGTGGTAATGTCCTTCCACACCCATTCCTTCAGGAATAGTTACATTTGCTTGTAAGGTTGCTACAGCGTTATCACCGCAGCTTGCTAATTCGTTTGTCATAATTTCTCCTAATCTGGACTGCTATAGTTAAGACTGCCTGTATTGGTTCCAATCGTTAATATTGCACTATTGTATGAAGCTGTTGGAAACTGTACTGTAAAACTAGTTGTGCAAGTTTTATCTGATCCAAAATTCAACACAAAACACGCTGCTCCTGTAGTTGCATTATAAATTAATGCTCCTCTTGTAGTAAAGGATGCTGGGTTCCAAACTGCATTATTAAACGATACATAACTTACATTATATTGTGTATTCTGTGTTGGAAATGTTGAAATAACTAAAATATTTCCACCAGCTATATAACCAGTTCCAACTACCTCATTAACTGTTGTATATGCCGCTGTAGACTGCCCTAAATTAGCATTGGCATTATATAAAGCAATCTTATAAGTATATGGGCTAGAAACAGAAAAGTTCTCTAAACCACTTAAAAGGTTTTGTTGAAAAACTGTGCATGATGTTTGAACTATCATACAATGACCTTAAATAAATTTCTTTTGCTTGAATTATCTACACCACGCATTACTTGTAAATTGCCAGGAACATGCAAACCAGAAACAAACTCACCCTGTAAAGGTATTATATGGTCAACATGCCAAGGTTCATTATTTACACGAGTTAACATGGTAGCAACAGAATGAATGCATTTTATTTTTAATTTATCAAATTCAGTTAACCATTTTGGTGTACGTTGTATTCTTGCAGCTCTTCTTTTTGCTACTGTAGTACGTTTAACTAAATATCCAGCAAGTGTTTTTTCATATTTTTTAATTGCATTTTTTCTATTTTCTTTACCTTTAGGTGAAGAATCATAATGTTTTGCATTTTCTTTTCCACGTTCTGAATCCCTGTATCGTTTCATACGTGCAATTCTATTTGCGTATGCAACAGGATTTGTTATTTCCATTATGTACTGGCATTTTTTACACACATGGCGATATCCGTTAGAGTGTTTTTTAAAATCCACCAATTCTTTATTTTCTAGGCATTTTTTACATGTTCTCATAAAACCACATTGCCTTTTAAATTAGTATTTAATTTAGTCATTCCATCCCTGTACGCATCACCACGCTCCATACCATTACCAAGACGAATGGCTAATTGAAGAGCTTCTTGATATTTGTCTTCATAATATTTAACCATATCTTGTTCACCTTTCATAAAGATCATAGCCTCTCGCATAGATCCATATAAAAGAACTGGATCAAAGTTATCACCTAACCAACTTTGACCATTAGAATTATTAACTGTTACCACATTAAAACTAAATCCAGATGCAGTAGAACTACCACCTAAATAAGTAGTATTGACTGTTAATACATCACTAGCATTGTAAAAACTACCGCCATTTTGTAATTGAACAGAAATAATTGATCCGTTTGTTCCTACTAATACATCACCATATCCACCTACGCCAGACTGATTACCACTTGTAGAATAATATTGAAAAGGAACATTAGGATAAAATCCTGGTATGTAGTTAGCTCCAGCACTTGTTAATGCTATGCTTAAAATAATTCCTTGAACAATTGATGCTGGATAATAAAAATAATGCAATTCAGCACCATAAGACATATCAGGTGTTGGTCCAATAATCAACGACAACTCATTAGGATTAGAAAATTGATTACCAAATAAAGCATAATGAAATGGAGTTCCAGTTGAATTAGGATTGGGATAAGCCTCACGAATATAATTCACATCTTTATTCAAAAGATAAGAATAATTACCTGTTGTTGGATTAATAATTGCCAGAGAAAATGTAGCCAAATAATCGTTTGGTAAAGATAAATAAGGATTACTTGCCGTTAAACTACCTGTTACATTCTTCCGTAATGATGGAAACTGAACTGAGTTATAAACACGCTCTTCACATTCCTGAATAAATGTAGGAATGTAAGCAACAAACGTAGACTCCGTATTTTGAGAATACGCTTGTATCGTGTTAAAGAGCTGCTCGTAGTTCACGCCATTGGCCCTCTACTCATTTTTCCTTTAGTTGCTGCACCAGCTCCACGCATTTCAATACCATCTTTTTTTTCTACTGCCATGCCGTAACTTACTCCACCCTTAATAGGATCTTTGATGTTTACATCTTTGGCAGCTTTTTCACGAGCATAAGTTCCACGATCCATAACTTCTTGACCAGTAATATGCTTTTCTTTATTGGTATGTGGATTGGCATATGCCTCTGCTGGTTCAGCAAATTTATTTTTACCAATCGTAATCTTTGGACTATTTTTAGTAGTTGGTTTAACTTGAGTAGCCATTATTTGCTCCCTGCTTTTTGATTATGAGCACGAGCTAAATTGCGACCTACTGCTTTCATCGCCTTGCCTGTCACTCCACCTTTAGCCATTTTAGTAACTGGCTTACCTTTGTGCATATGATGTTCATGTTTATGAACTTCTTTTGCAGCTTCTTTATCAGCAATCTTCACCACTTGTTTCTTATCCATGTTAACTCCTAAGTTGTTAATATCGTTACTTTACCTATTGTAATCACTAAATTCAAGTCATTGGGAACAAATGCATCTGTAAAATAACTAGCCCCTCCAACTGGATTCCAACCCCATTGCGTTTGTCTACTACCATCATTTACATAACCAAGATTATCAACATTATTAACATTTGGATCATATGGATTCGTAAATAGTCCAGTTGTTCCACTTGCTTGATAACTTACATCAGGTCTTGGTTCACGCACAGCTTGTGGATCATTTACAGGATATAAACCTAAACTCAACTGTGGATGATCTGGATCCCAACACTCAGGACAAACTTTAATATTAAATAACTTGGTTTTAATAATTTCTTTTTTTAATTCTTTCAGCAAATATCGTTGACCACATCGGTCACATTCGGCAATTGCATACTTACCTGATGAATACTTACTTGGCATTAAACTATCCTACCTTTAGTCCTACCTTTAGTTTCAATTCCATGACCACGCACAACTGTGCCGTTAAATATTCTATCCAAACTTGTTTTCTGGCCATCAAATCCTTTGACCAATTTTTTACTACGATATTTGTCTTCAACTATGCCACCTTTTTTATATTGCTGAGACTTTGATGCTCGACCAGCTTTTTCAGCAGCCTCAACTTCTTGATCCATAATTGAATGTATTTCTTTGGCTCTTTTGTCACCCTCTTCAGGCGTATCGTAAATTGGATACTTACCTTTATTAATATCTCTTCTAAAATAATCTCTAATTAAATCAGCATCTTCATATTGTTTTCCTTGGATGTAGCCAGGAACAAGGGCTGATTTGCCTTTATATGGACCGCTATCCATTGTCACACCAGTACTATAAACAGTTACAGGCTCACCCTCTGGACCAGTGCCAACATTGTTAAATGCAATATTATCCCTATGATATTGAACAATATTTTTTTCTTGAGGTGTTAATTTCAATTCTGCCATTATCTATTTCCGCCACCATAGAATCCCATTCTTGGAACAAAACGAATAGCAGCTTTTTCTCTGTCTTCATCAGATGCTAATGTCCATTGTTCCATATAATCAGCTTTTAACATCGCTATACGAGCAGGATCTACCCCAGTAATTTTCTGAGATAAGTAATAAGCCAGTCCAGCAACCATCGCAGATATAAATCGAAATGGTATATCATTTGTTGCCGTTCCAGTTCCAGCATCTTGCATTCTACGCAATCTCCAATATACAAATGTATACTGACTGCCTGGTGAATTTGGTGTAGGCCAGACATTAATACAAGGTAGGTTTGTAACGCTTATAGGGGCGTTATAGGCATGTGCAGAAGCAGTTGTACCTGCTTGTCCACGATAACAATTTATAAGCTGTGCAGCAGTTGTAGATACGTTTGGATAATAAATAATTTCATTATCTATCTTGATATATCCAGTTGCAGCTAATCCTGTTAAATCAGATGGAGTAAGCTGAATAGTCGTATCTGTTGATGATATACCACCATTACCATTAGAACCATTTCCAACCAAAGTATAAGATGTTGGATTAACTTGCCCAGATTGGCGATTGATCCATACTTGAATTGGTCTACCTTGTGCCAGTTTATTAGGCAATGTTGAATAAGTATCTTCCGATATACGGCTAATATTAATATCAATTTGATTTTGCAAAGTACCAGTACGAATCACTTGGCTTAATAAATCAATCGTATCAATTGGCAAAGGATAAGTAATCTGACCTGTATTCATGGGAATTTGTCCCTCTTCTACAGTCCATAAATTAATACCTCTATTTGCCCATTCAACAGTTAATATGTTTAAAGAACGTCTTGCAGTTCTAAAATCATAACCACTTCTTAACTCAGCACCGCACCGTTCGAACGCCTCTTCAATGAGTTCGTTCATGTTTAAATCAAATACGGAGGTGCCTGTAGTAGTCATTTATGCATTTTTCTAAGTGTTTCTGCTAACCTTGCACGTTGTCCTAACTTGCCAGGTTTTTTAGCAGCAGCTTCGAGCTTTTTCTCTGGAATGGTATGTCCTTCTTTAACACCCAAAGATTTACGCAACGCACCAGCTCTGTGTATTGCGTTCTGTATCCATTTTTCAGCCATGATTAACTCGCAGCTGGTGGGGTTGGTGTAGCCTCTGGAGCAATTT